CGAGCAAATGACTCTTGAGAACGGAGCCGTTCTTGAGGCTGAAGTATTTGAAGCAGGAAACGAGGTATTTGTCATTAGTGGCGAAGACCGTGTACCTGCTCCTGTTGGTGAGCATCTTCTTTCTGATGGCCGTGTATTGGTCATCGTTGAAGAAGGTATCATCGCTGAGATTAAAGAGGCGTCTGAAGAAGTTGAAGTTGAGGTAGAGGTAGAACAACCTGAAGCCGAAGTTGAACTCGCAGAAGTCGAAGTAAAAGAAGAAGCTCCTGCCGTAGCAGCAATCGTAGAGAAAGTTCTCGAAGAGATTGCAATGATGCGTGAGGAGATGAAAGCAATGCGTGAGGAGATGGGCGGATACGCCAAGAAGGAGGAGATGTCGGCTATCAAGGCTGAATTGTCTGCCGAGCCTGCTGCGAAGCCCATCAAGCACAATCCCGAAACAAAGCAAGCCAACAAGGTTGAGTTCAAGCGTCCCGCAAAAACCCTTGACCGAGTCCTTGCACGTCTTAACAATTAAAATTCAAATTTAGAAAATGGCTACGGTTACTTCTATCACTACTAACTACGCAGGTCAATTTGCGAGTAAGTACATCTCTGCTGCTCTTTTGAGCGCAGACACGCTTGACAAGGGTCTTATTGAAATCCTTCCAAACGTAAACTTCAAAACCACCCTTCAAAAAGTTGCTACTGACGGAATCGTCAAGGACGCTACTTGTGATTTTGATGCCACTTCAACCTTGACCTTGACTGACCGAGTTCTTGAAGTTGAACCATTCCAAGTTAACCTTCAGCTTTGCAAGAAGGACTACTACGATTCTTGGATTGGTGGTCAAATGGGCTTCTCTGCCTACGATAGCATCCCTGCTTCTTTTGCTGACTTCTTGATTGCTCACGTAGCCGCCAAGACTGCCCAAAAGATTGAGCAGAACATTTGGAACGGAAACGCTGCTTCAGCAGGTGAGTTCTCAGGTCTTATCTCTTTGATGACTGCTGACTCTGACGTTGTAGACGTAACCGCTACCACTGTGACTGCTTCTAACGTCATCACCGAGCTTGGCAAGGTAATGGACGCTATCCCCGCTGCCCTTTACGGCAAGGAGGACTTGACCATCTACGTTCCACAAAACGTGGCTAAGGCTTACGTTCGTGCGCTTGGTGGATTCGGTACTTCAGGTCTTGGTGCTAATGGTCTTGACAACAAAGGCACTATGTGGTACGGCAACGGAGACTTGTTCTTTGATGGTGTTCGTGTTGCTATGGTCAACGGACTTCCTTCTAACAAGATGGTCGCTGCTCAAACTTCAAACCTTTTCTTCGGAACAGGACTGTTGAACGAGCGCAACGAAGTACGTGTCCTCGACATGGCCGACCTCGATGGTTCGGACAACATCCGTGTAATCTTGCGCTTCTTCGCAGGTGTTCAGTACGGCATCGGTTCAGACGTAGTTCTCTACTCTTAATCGGTCTAATGATTAACCAAGAGGGGGCTTGGGCATTGCCCTCGCCCTCTTTTTTATTTTAAAACAAAACAATGGCTTGCGATTTAACAAAAGGACGTGCAGTTCCGTGTAAGGACGTAGTAGGTGGCATCTATGCCGTGTACTTTGTAGATTTTGGTGACTTGGGTACTATCACCCTGACCAACGATGAGGTGACCAACATTAGTGGTACATTCTCTGCATACCAATACTTGGTAAAAGGAAATAGCTCATTCGAGCAAACCTTCAACTCAAGCCGTGAGAATGGTACTACCTTCTTCACGCAGACGTTGAACCTTACCTTGACCAAATTGACCAAAGAAGACAACAAGGAACTGAAGCTTTTGGCTTACGGACGTCCTTATGTTGTTGTAGAAGACTACAACGGAAACGCCTTCTTGATGGGTAAGAACTACGGAGCAGAAGTTACGGGTGGAACGATTGTAACGGGTGCTGCTATGGGTGACCTTTCAGGCTACACGCTTGTAATGGAGGCCCAAGAGCAACTTCCTGCCAACTTCATCGCAGGTGCTACGCTGAATAACCCGTTTGCGGGTCTTGCAGGTGCAACTGACACGATTGTTGTAGGTAGCAATTCCTAACATATATTTGCTTCAGCAAATCGAAAGAGTGCTAAAGTGATGGGATGGATGAGAGGGCTTCGGCCCTCTTTTCTTTTTTAAACAATTTAACATCGTGAGGTTATTTACTTGAGATGCATATTCTTCAAGTATCGGCTTCGCCACAATCAATCACAATCATCCCTCGTTCGTTTCCTGCGAGCGTTACGATTCAGTTGATTGATGAATCAACAAACACAACTGCAACCCCTGCGGTCACGGCTGCCTCTGCGAATGGTTTTATGACCCTTACAGGCACTTTCTCGTTGGTGACCAACCGCTTCTATGGGTTGAAGGTTTTTAACGCAGGAAATCTCATTTATAGAGACCGAGTATTCGTAACTTCACAAACGGAATACGACAAGTTCACGGTGAACGCAGGAGTCTACACCGAAGAAACAACATACGACAATGAGTACATCATCATCTAAAGTCCACGTAGTAAACCTGTCATCCTACACCACACCTGTTGTCAAAGAGGTGCAAGGCAAGGATTGGGTAGAATACGGAGAAGACAACGACTACTTTCAGTATCTGATTGACCGCTACAACGGGTCACCAACCAATAACGCAATCCTCAACTCGTTGATGGACTTGACCTACGGAAAGGGTCTTGACGCTACGGATTCTGCTCGCAAGCCGAGTGAGTACGCAGCGATGAAAGGACTGTTCACAAAGGACTGCGTCAAGAAGGTTGTGTCTGACTACGTGATGATGGGCCAATGCGCCATTCAGGTTATCTACTCGAAAGACCACAATACCATTGTCAAGGTAGAGCATATCCCTGTTGAGACGCTTCGTGCAGAACGCTGCGATGAGGATGGCGAGGTAAAAGCCTACTACTACGCAAAGGATTGGTTTGAGGTGCGCAGCCGTAAAGAAACGCCTGTACGCATCCCTGCATTTGGCACAAGCCGTGAAGGTTTGGAGGTATTGTACCTAAAGCCATACCGAGCAGGATTCTACTACTACTCACCCGTTGACTATCAAGGCGGCCTTCCTTACGCAAACCTTGAGGAGGAGATTGCCAACTACCACATCAACAACATTCAGAACGGACTTGCTCCTTCGATGATGATTAACTTCAACAACGGAGTACCGAGTGAAGAGGAGCGCAGGCAGATTGAGATGCAGATTGCAAACAAGTTTAGCGGCTCATCTAATTCAGGTAAGTTCATCTTGGCGTTCAACGACAACAAGGAGCTTGCTGCTACGATTGACCCCGTTCAGTTGTCGGATGCTGCTGACCAATATCAGTTCTTGAGCGCAGAGGCTACAAGCAAGTTGATGGTGGCCCATAGAATCGTTTCTCCGATGCTTTTAGGTATCAAGGATAGCACAGGTCTCGGAAACAACGCAGATGAGCTTAAAACGGCTTCTACGTTGCTTGACAACATTGTCATCCGCCCAAAGCAAGAGGTGATTCTTGATGGCTTTGAAACCATCCTTCACTACAACGACATCAATCTGAACTTGTACTTCAAGACGCTTCAGCCGCTTGAGTTCACGGAGGAGATTGTTACCCCGATGGATGCAGAGACTCGTGAGGAGGAGACAGGTGTGAAGCTTGCCAAGCAAGATAGCCGCCCTTTCCTGCGTGATGAACTTGCATCCGAATTGCTGCTGAACCTTGAGCAGCTTGGCGAAAGCGAGGAGGACTTGATGCAGGAGTTTGACCTTCTCACGGCAGACCTCGTTGAAGATGAGGGAGCAGAATACGATGTAGAGGCATACCTCAACTCACGCACCGACCTTGCAGCGCAGGAATACAGCGAGCAAGACACGGCACGTTACAAGGTGCGCTACTTCTACGCTATTGGTACAAAGAAGGAGGCAAAAGGCAAAAGCCGACTTTTGTGCAGCACGTTGATTAATGCAAACCGAGTGTACCGAATGGAGGACATCCAAGCGATGAGTTCACGAGGCGGAGCAGAGGCACAGGGCGAGCCATATAGCGTTTGGTTATTCAAAGGCGGAGCAAACTGCTACCATCGTTGGGAGCGTAGAATCTACCGCAAGAAGCTAACCAAAGAGGGCAACATTTACGGAGGTGGTGCTTTGAACGGCACGGAAATCATCAACGTGAACCAAGCAATTCGTATGGGATTCCGCCCTATGCAGAATGACCCGAATGTTGCTATTGCCCCAATCACTACACCAACAAGAGGATATAAAAGTTAAGAGATGGCAACGGCACTTTGGATTACCCGCAATGACCTTGTACGGAATACCGCACTTGGTGGCAACGTGGACACTGACAAATACCTGCAATTTATTAAGATTGCTCAAGAGATTCACATCCAAAACTACACGGGTACGAAACTCTACGACAAGATTAGCAATGACATCATTGCAGGTACGTTGGCAAACCCTTACTTGGCTCTTGTCAATGACTACCTTCAGCCGATGTTGATTCAATGGGCGATGGTTGAGTATTTGCCGTTTGCTGCTTACACTATTGGCAACGCAGGTGTCTTCAAGCACAACTCGGAGAACTCTACTACGGCAGACAAGTTGGAGGTTGACTACTTGGTGAACAAGGCACGTGACTTGGCTCAATACTACACTGACCGCTTCATCACTTATATGAGCTACAATCAGGCTACGTTTCCTGAATACTATTTGAACTCGAATGCTGATGTGTTCCCTGACACGGACGCAAACTTCAGCAGTTGGGTATTATGAGCAAGAAGCAAACCTACAAACCGAAACCGAGCAACATTGTGAAGCTAAAAAGTTATTTAGGAGAGAATGAACAACATCGGATGGGGTCAAGGAGCAGTCAACAACGCAATCGGTTGGGGACAGGGCGTAGCGAACAACGCAATCAGTTGGGGCTTAATCGCCAACGATAGTTATTCACCTGAAACGAATTTAACAGGTCTTTCATTTGGTTGGAATACTTGGGATGATATTTGGCAAACAATTAGTACTCAATGGGAACAACTTTAACGGGGACTACTCCCCAAGACACTTACGATAGCCTTATTAAGGTTACCGACAACGGGCCGTTAAGCGGTACGCTAAAGAAACTGACTGACGGCTTGGGCAACGATTCTTCGTTGTCTTTGTCTACAACTGCTGCTTCGTTATCGGGTACTCTTGCCGTATCAGGAGCATCTACTTTTTCAAGTGCAATAACAATGGCTTTGGGTGGAAGTCCAAGATTGACATTGCAGGACACGGATGCAGGAGCAGGAAATGTTGGAATCTTGTTTCAAGAATCAACAAGTCCAAAATGGACTTTGGCATCAGTTGGTGGTAATTTTGCATTCTTTAACGAGGCTACTTCAAGCAATGCTATTTATGTTTCAAGCACTAACAACGTAGGCATCGGCACGAGTTCGCCTGCTCAACGCTTGGACATATCAGCAGGTGCTATCAAATTTGACCGAATTCTTACGGGTGCTTTGACTTGTACCGATTCGCAGAGTTTGATTTACAACCTCAACAACAACATCGGTACGCAAGATGGTATGCGTTATGCTGCCCGCACTCACCGCTTCGTAAGCCACGCAGACGCAGTATATGCAACTATTGATGCTGACGGCTTGAAGTTCGGTTCAGACACCGCAGCAGCCAACGCCCTTGATGACTACGAGGAGGGGACTTGGACTATGGGTATCTCGTTTGGTGGTTCATCTACGGGTGTGACTTATGGTGCGAACACGGGCGGATATACCAAGATTGGCCGAAAGGTAACCGTAACGGGGTATCTTTATATTTCAAACAAGGGTTCTTCAACGGGTTC